GTATCTATCGTACAACTATTATTGTACTTGTTCCGCAAGGCGTTGCAACCGCAAAAGCCTTGATTAAGATTCAGAATTGCCAAACACGCCGAGCAGCTGCTCCACGCTTGGAGCCAGCAGATAATATCTGCAGCCATCCATGACAGAAAGTTCGTCCCGGCTCATAAGCTCTTTACCACAATGTCAAGTGATGAATTCAAAATGGGCAAAAAAATACCCCTTCTTGTTATGAGAAGAGGTATTAAATGCGATATTCAAAAGCTTGATTCTCAACTTCTTAACAATATAGCTTGAGCAGCATTGGACAGCATAGAATTGGAAAGAATATCACTTTTTTGTCTTATAAAAGAATTTGCAAGTTTTACTATATCTTCACAGGGAGTGATATACTTACTGCTATTCCATAAAATTTTTCCATCATCGGTTATATCATATACTACGAACCTGTACTCATTCACACCTACTTTCAAAGCTAAATCAACTATAACTTTTCGCTCCATCCTATTTTGCGTACCGACCAGAACACTTGATAAACACTTGCGTACAGAGGTCTCGTAATCCAAAACTGTGACAATGCCAATGTAGTTTTTATCCATAATCGGGTTATAAACAACTTTTTCCATTACGATACCTCCTTCCAAACAATTTATGTTATATCAAAACAAAGTATAATACTGGTTCACAAGTATTATGCCATCATTTAATAAGTTTCGTGCTTCGTCGATGCTGGTAATGACCGCAGTGTCAACATCACTGGCTGACCAATGCGAGTATGGATGTCTGACACTATTGTATTTGGTGTACAGATTATTCAAATAATTTAATTGTTGAGCGGACAGTGCGCTTCTGCTCCGGCTATTACATTCATATGCGCCTAAGTAGATGATATCTATCGTACAGTTACTATTCTATGCCATTCGCACAGTATAGCAAATAAAAAATGCCGCTCATCCGAAGATGAACGGCAAAAATGTTATTGGGCTTGATTCAGAAGTTGACTGAGCCAAGTTGGTCGATATGTTCCAATAGGAAGAAGCTGCCCGTTGCGATATTCTGCAACAAGTACAAATCCATTGTCATTATCGAAAAACTTAGCTTCATCGCAGTATGGCAAAATTTTGAGGACATCCTCAAAACGGTGAGAAAAACGGGCGTTGACATCCTTAGTGGGAATATCATGCCCCCCACGCTCTACACGGTTTCGAATTCGTCGAATACTTTCTTCGGCGGTATCAAGACCGACATAGTACAGACGAATATAATATCCAGCTTCTTTTGCACGTTTGCAAAGCCGCTTGGGATATCCACCGGAAAGCGTCGTCTCTTGTGTGAAATTCACACCGTCCATTAAGGCACGCTCGATACGCTCAACAGCGAGTTTGCCGCCTTCGTATTCGTCACCGCCACACTGAATGGTTAGTTTGTCGGGGTCAACCACAATGCCGAAATCGTTACGCTCAGAACGCAAAGAACCGGTTAAGCTGGATTTTCCTGCGCCATTCACGCCGCCAATCAGAGTGTAAATTTTCATGGTATCACCTCTTTACTATTATACCACATTTTGCGACAAGCGGCAATCGTTTTGCTTTTCAGGCAATAAGCCGTTAAAAGCATATTCTACAATTCCTTGCTTGTAGTAGTTTTCGTATTTTTTATAAAGGGTAAAGCCGTTTTTCTTTAGCAGAAATTCAAATTCGTTGATATGAATTGATGAAACGGTAATGAGTGGATTTGTACATTGTAATGCCTGATGTGCGATTTTTAGCAATTTTGTAGCAATCCCTTGGCATCGGTAATGTTCAGCTACTCTTAATGTACAAATTTTCTTTTCATCAGAATCTTTTAGTATTAGAACGGCAACTATTTTCCCATCGTCCAGAACAGTATAAATTATCCGATTTTCACTTGCCAATCCGGGAACGACTGTACTATAGTACCATTTACTAAAATTGCTATACTCATTATCCAAGTCGTGCAGAAATTCATATATAGCAGTGATGGTTTGGCTATCATCAGCTTTAACGCATACTTGTTTCATCGAGCAGTCTTCACATCCAACAAATGACCATCATCAGGCTTATTGAGCCAGTCACACCAGCTCAGGTTGTTGGAAGGAAAGTCTTTTGCACCGCTGTGAACATCGTTCAGAAAGACGGCAAGATGAAACTTATCGAGTTTCCGAATCGCATCAAGGCGGGTTTCGGTCGCAGAATTCTCATCTGAAACGTCAGCCCCAACCTTTTTCCAAATTGCCCTTTCGGCTCCTTCAAAAGTTGAAAAGCGTTCGCGCTCCATCGAGAGTTCTTCGGTCTCAAACTGCGCCTCAGCAATCAATGCCCAGCGTTCGCTTTCACAGTTGGCAGAGTCCAGCAAACCGGAATATGCCTCCAGCAGCTGGTCGTAGTCATCCGGGTCAAGCTCGGTTGGGTCTACTTCACCGTGTACGACAAAATAGGTGCCATTTGGAGTTTCGAAAATGTCGTATAGCTCGTATCGGGTTCCGCCAACCTGACGTCGCCACTGGCATGTATCAGGGTCGGTGCAAACCCAAGTCTTGGCTTCCAGCTCTGCCTGTTTCAGGTCGTCCGCCAAATCAGAGAGAGCTGCGGAGACCTTTTTGTTTTTCTCCAGGGTCTCAGTAAGACTGATGGTGTTCCCTGCTGCCGCTGCAGCATTGTACTTGAATATGGCAAAACGGTCGCTGCTGTACTTTTCAGCCATAGCCGATACTCCATCAGGAAGATGATTTTGAAAAAGACGAAGGGTATCTTTCGGGACAGAATCGGCTGGGTACTCGAGGGTTACGCGTTCACCAAGGGTATCGTGTATTAGCTCAAAATTGTGCTTTTTGCAGATTTCGTCATACTGAATGCAATACATAATTATTTCTCCTTTTTATTTTGTGATTTGAGATTTGTTAAGCTCGGCAGATAGCGAAGATAAAGAATCGATGAAACTTTTGCCCGCAGCCATGCACTCTTCAAACGAATACTCTTCGTGAAAGATTTCATGTACGCTCTTGGCATAAGTGCTCAGATTGCGGGACAAGAAGGCTTTTGCTTTGGTTACGTCCTCAACAAAATTTTTGTGGCTTGCCGGAAAACTGTAAGTAAAACCCTGCCTGTTTTGCTTGCAAAGGATAATAGGGTCTGAACCATTGTCGGATACAGTCCAGCCTTGTTCGTCACAAATTTCTTTGAATCGTTTACAAAGCATCTGGATTCACCTCGCTTCAATCAACTTGGCTGCAGTTGCTTCATCACAGAATTCCAGAAGCTCACGACCCGGTAAGTATCCATCTGTGCCATCGCTGTAGCTATAATCGATAAAACCGTGAGCATTGCGCTTCACGAGTTTGTCAAATGCTTCTTTGATGGTCAGTTTGCCATCGTTCACAGCGCCTGTCACAATGTCGTTGAGCTTGCCGCTCATGACGATGCCGACCGGGTCAGGATACATCATGCAATGCGCATAGCTGCGAAAATCCGCAGCGCTGACAAAATAATTTTCGTCCACTTCACAGAGGACTGGTTTTTTGAGCTTTACCATTTTCATTACTCCTTTTATTGTTTGAAAGAAAAAAGCAGGCCCACCGAGATGGTGAGTCTGCTGATTGTCTTGCAGAATTGTAAATTGTACGCATTTCGGCCATAGGGCTGTTATCTATCGTACAATTTCAATTTTAGTGGAATCGCACGTTTGAGCAAGTCTGCTTGTCAGACTTGCTCAACCTCATCCGAACCATAAACAATGTTCAAATGCGAACCATTGTCCCAGTGCATCAGGAGACTGCCGGTATCATCGACACCAACAACCGTACCTTCTGTACCAAGAGGTGGTGCCTGGATGTCATCCATTTTAACAAGCCGAACCCGCGTTCCAGCGGGGTATTCTTTGCGGATGGCTTCGACAATTTTGATATTTGGAAACATAGTATTTCTCCTTTAGCTTATTGCATTTGTTTTTTTGATGATATTCCAAATACGGTCTGCGATGTTTTCGACGGTATCGAATCGAGTGACAGATTCACCTTTCCAGGTTCCGCCGTTGCCGTTGATACCGTTGCGGAGCTTAATGCAGCTGCCGAGATTGGCTTTCCACTCATGAAGATTCACCGAGTAGTCGTCAAGCAACACAAAAGAGTTGTCGATGCACGGTGTCTTCAAGCGGTTTGCTGCGGCTCTGGCCTTGCTGCTGCCGCACGCAACGAAGATGCGGTGTTCGGAATCAATTTCTGGAAGATAAGCGTCAAGCCAGGCATTCTTTTCAGAAACCGCATATTGGTTTTCCGGAATATAGGCGGAAAGTGCATACACATCAAGTTCCGGCTTCGTGGTACAAAGAATCTTCACAGCATCCAAAACCGTCTGATAGGGCGGCAAATCTCTGAAATAGCCCGGCTGAAGCAGGTCCTCAAAGCAGGCCGCCTGCTTCCAGACGGCGAGAGTGCCATCCATATCGACGAATAAACGTGCCTTCATATCATTTGTAGGACTCATAATTTTCCTCCTTTTTAGATGTGCAAACAAAAAAAGACAGGCCCACCAAGACGGTGAGTCTGCCATTTATTTGCAGAATTGTGAATTGTACGACCAAGTAGGCATAGGCTGTTATCTATCGTACAAATACTATTTTATGCAGCTCGCACGTTCCTACAAGTGAGATATGCAAGAAAAAGCCGCCTACCCGAAGGCAGGCGGCTTAATGTGATTAAGATTAGTTGTAGTCAGACTCTGTCATGACATGGGCACGATAAGTAGTGCCAGTGGTTTCATCTTCCAGTTCCCAGCAACCAGTGAAAGCGTCACAGGGTTCGGTAAGAGCCACCTCTTCGCCCTCGCAGTCGTAGAGAATGGCTTCGGCGAAAGAATCGTCCTCCGTACCACAGCAGCGAATATCCAGGCTGAAACCGTCCGGAAACGTAGTCGTCTCACTCAACGATGCGCCCATCCCCTGCAGCTCTTTGCCGCGAAGATACTTTTCAATGGTTCTGGCACGTTTCTCGCTGATGTAAACGGTTTTTTCCAGAACGTGGGGTTCAGAAAGGACATTGACAATCACATGATATTCTGCACCCTTGTACGGCAGGACGTAGTGATTGCAGAATTTGTACATGCGGCCGGAATAAGCCAGGACTTCTTCAGAGGAATTCTTGTGAAGGACAGCCTCATTGTATACTTTGCCGTCATCATCACACTTCCAAGTGATAGTCATGTCGATGTCATCCGGGAAAAAGCCACTGACAGAAATGAAGCTGTTTTTGTCGAAGTTTGCACCATAGCGAAACCCGGCAATGATTCCGTCATATTCCTCCTTGTCAAGAGTCGAGCGCTGAACATACACTCGCTCAAAGCCCTTGCTCAGCTCATATGCGCGAGCCACATACAGGATAGTGTCCGCCAAGCTTTCGATGCTTCCAGCGGTCATAGCATCTTGCGTCCGGCGAGCCCAGAGGTCTACGCCGTTTTCAATGATGCTGCACTCATAAACGTAATGGAGTTTTGGGAAGGTTGTGCCGATAAGCTGCATACGCAACACTGGCTTATCACCTTTAGGATAGATGTCGTCAATCGGAAAGTTCAGGGGTTCGAAACCTACATCGTCAGGAGCATCACCAGAACCGGTCCAACGGCAAGGATTCCGTTCTGCGATGAACTCGTGAGCCATCCGATTGGCAACGGGTTCCGGCAAGCCTTCCCATTCCTTGACATCGAGCCTCTTTTCCAGCGCCTCGATGCCCTTTGCGATGGATGTGAGGAAGTTATCGCCGAAATTTTCCTGGCTGTGATTCGATTCCTCGACAAGTTGGTCGAGCAGCCCGGCGTCGTACAGATACTTCTTGGCGAGCTCTGTAGAAAACTCCGCCGAGCCCAGAATGTTAATAGCGGTTTTGAGGTATTCCTTGACTGCCGTTTTGTCCTGCTCATGCTGGTAGAATGCGGCCAGCTGTTCCATCTCGTCAAGCGTTATGACAAGGTTATCGTGGGGTTGGTTGGTGGTTCCACCGAAAATGATAGAACCGTCTTTGTAGCCAATAAACATTTTTTTACACTCCTTTTTATAGTTGCGCAAACAAAAAAGGCAGGCCCACCAAGACGGTGAGTCTGCTCTTTGCTTGCAGAATTATGAATTGTACGAACGCAAAAAAACGCGCCAAGTAGATGGTATCTATCGTACAACTTTCATTTTAGGCGAATCGCATATTTTGGCAATAAAAAAAGAGCCCCGCATTTCTGCAGGACTCTGGTGAAGCAAATCAAGTGTCGGCACAATTTGTTCTGACGGCTATCATTATTTTCTGTTTCCCTCAAAGTAAGGATTCTCCCAAAGAACTTTGCGCCCACTTTCAATGCGAGAGACAGTCTTCATGGGAATATCAGACCAGTATTTACTGTAGCCAGCGCAGTTCTCCGCAAGAAATTCTTTCACCTCATCGCTGAGCTTGCGCGGTGCAATAGCCCATGCAGAAATAACCTTATTCTTAATCATTTCAAAAGTAATCAGGTTGGAAACAGGATATTGCACCTGCATTTCTTTTCCATTGGCTTCAATAACGAGCCGAATGTTTTTTGCTTTTGCAGTCGCAGCAAACAAACTACGGCACTCACTTTCCCAACAATGTGGCTTGGACTGGAACTCCAGCATCCTTGATTGGGTAAGACGTTGGACGGCAACGAATTTTTTCCCGATGCTTTCGCTGAAAGGTGTGCCATCGCGAGAAGTGAGATTCTTATCGAGGACATTGACTACCCTTTCCGCCCATCCGGTAGGATTAGCGAAGAACTCGATGGTCGCGGTGTCATCAATGTGCTCAAGAAATTTACGAAGGCTTTCTTCAAATGCGGTGTCTTTCTTTTGCAGGACATACTGTTTGACAGCGTTTTCATAAGCCTCGTTCTGCAATTCGGGCGTGTTCAGATAGTCAGGGTCGAGAATTGTTTTCTGCTCCAGATAATCCCACAGCGTTTTCGTCATCTCACCCATTGCGGAATGGGGACCAGTGTAAGCAGAGGTGGCATCAAACAATCGCAGGAACTCATAGCTTTCAGCATAGGTCTTTTCGTGGTCCACAACATAAGCCATAAACTCAAGGTTATGCTGTTCATAAAAATGGTTTTTGCTCATGCTGGTGGGATAGTTACTGCACATTTGCCCAAATAATGCCTCGACACTATGCTCGCCATCGGAAAGGGGAACGCGGACAAAACGGTAGAAATTCGAGCTGTAGTGCTTATCCAGAACGTTACCGTCCAGAACGGAAATAGCAGGATTAGAAAGAAAAGAACGGAACGCTTTTTCATCAATAGTTTCGAGATACATAGTTTTACTCTCCTTATTTGTTATTTTTGGTTAGGTGGGGAAATTTATGGTATCAGTTCAAGCGTCGTACTCATCGAGTTGCTTTTCGGTGGCAGCGCCTTGGCGTTTCAGATAGTTGTCGGTTAGAGGTTCAACGTGAGTTAACGACCCATCCACCCAAAGCACGCGCTTCGACTCGTCGTCCTCATTGCGAACGCCATCAGCGATAACGGCAAGAGGCTGGTCAGTCTCCGTCTCATCATTTCCAGCGTACAGATAGCCTTTTACCATGTCGTTGGTTTCGTTTGGCAACTCCAAACAGAACCAGAAACCTGCACGACCGGTATTGCTGTTTTTGCTGGTGAGCCAGATACCGGGATAAGAATCCTTCGTTTCCTGGCCGAGCATAAAGCTAGCACTGATGCCGTCTGCGTCAAGCTCAGTGGAAACAGAGAGAGCAGAAGGTTTGGTGGCGTAAGGCCAGAAAGCTTCGATAACTTTTTCAATCGGAATAGTTATCGGCACGGATTTGCCATCAATTTGGCCTGTGATTGTCATTTTCATAAAAATACACTCCTTTTGTTGTTATAACGCAAAAAGAGCGGACCTCCCGATGTGGAAAGTCCGCTCTTCATGCGAAATTGTGAATTGTACGAAAGGCAAAACGCCCTTTCGATTGCTGGTATCTATCGTACAATTTCTATGATATGCTGTTCGCAAGGCGCGTCAAGTTTTATTCGTCAGCAATACCTATTTGACACACTCCCACGATTAAAATCGTAGGATTCTACTTCAACGAGGCCGCTGGCTGTCCCAGTCTTACGCCTCTCGGTAACGGCGTGGTGCCCCACCCGTAGGAGTATTTTTACGCAGGGTAGCCCATTTGAGCTAATCCCATACGGCATATATTGATAGCTGCATTGACGTCTCTTTCGTGGTGCGTGCCGCAAGATGGGCAATCCCACTGCCGCTGCTTGAGTGTGAGCTTCGGGTAGATGTACCCACAGCGGCTGCAGCACTTGCTGGATGGAGTGAAACGGTCAATTTTCACGACCTCCGTGCCACAGTTGGATGCTGTCCACTCTAAGATTTTGACAAACTCACCAAACGCTATATCATTGATTTTGCGTCCCCAGAGTTTTTGCATCCCTGCAAGATTTAAGTCTTCAATGCAGATGATAGCGTAATCCGCTATCAGTTGGTAAGCAACCTTAAAGAACCAATCGGTGCGTTGGTTACATATTTTTCGATAGATACGTTCCAACTCTTTGATTGCTTTCTTACGGTTATTGCTTCCCGGCTTACAGCGTGAAATATGTCTTTGCACTCGCTGCAGCTCTTTCAGTGAGGCTTTATACCATTCAGGAGAATCTATCACGCTGCCGTCATCCAAGTTGAGGAAGTGCTTTAAGCCGAAATCCATCCCGACAGCTTTACCTGCTCGTGGAAGAATTTCATTACATTCCTCTTGGGTGACGGCAAAGAGGTAGATATCACCTAAATTGTCGCGCTTGACGGTTAAGATTTTCACTTTACCCTTCAAAGGACGAGAATCGAAATAGCGATACTTCTTACCATTGATGGTGACGCTGCCTTTGCCGTCAAACTTATAGCCTGCCTGTTTGAGCGTGAAGCTTTTATACATCTCGCGCTTCTTAAATTTTGGCAGCGACTTCTTGGTAGGATGCGCCTTTTTCTTATTATCAAAATAGGCTTTATAGGCGCGGTCAACGCGCTCCACCACATCCTGAATTGCTTGGCTGCCAAGATTATGCCAGTGAGCCCACTTGCGGCGCTTGCAGATTTTAGCAATGTACTTTTTCAAATCATTGGCTTTAAGCGTTTTACCATAGACCAAATAGTACATGCGCCGCATAGCAATGCAAAAATTCCAAATCTCGGAGGCAAGTTCAATCTGGCGCACCAGGTATCTGTTCTTTTTACTGTTGTACAGCTTATACTTGTAAGTTTTAACAACCAGACGCATAGATAGCAGCCTCCTTTCAGTTGGACTCTACTATCCATGGTACGCAATTCGCAAGCATAGGCAAACAAAAAAGCTGCCTATCCAAAGATAGACAGCAGCTATTTATTTTACTTGACGCCTTTCATCCCACGACTGAAGTCGTGGGTTTTCCCGGCTGGTTTTTATAAATTTCGGTCATACCGACCTTTTGTTTGAACATAGGACTCATAATCCTTCTCCCTTCTCTTCGTTCAGCAATTCGCGTGCATGGTCAAGAACTTCCTTTGCAACAGGCTTACCGCCTTCATTCAGGGCAAGGAAAATTTCCAAGACTTCTGCGCGAGTTACGCTCTGGTCAATCTCAGCAACGCCAATGGAGGCATCCATAAACCAGTTCTTGTCCTGTGCGGAAAGGTCGTTGTAAAATACGCCTTTGTACGGGAATCGGTTCTCGTAAAAAGCAAGCAGGGTCAACATACGCTGCTTGCCATCAACGATTTCATAGTAGTTGCCATCGTTGCTTGTGCGAGTGAATGGCAGCTGCTTAAAGACGAAACGACCAATCTCGCGACCCATAAAGATGCTGTCCAACAGCTTTTCCCTGTCCTCATCACCCCAAACAGAACCACGCTGATAATCAGGGTTGAAATCAACGCCGAACAGGTATTGGAAGCTGAGCAGAGAGTACATGCTGCGGTTTGAGTAGTGCAGGCGGGACAGTGCAGAATTGCGCTTGGCAAAATACGTGCTATTGCCATTATCCAGTGGGCGAACACTTGTCCAGGCCCAGCAGGAATAGTCGTCACAATTTGCACCACTGCGGATAAGATACATGTACCCGCCTTCCAGAGCCTCGTCAACAACGCAGTTTAGAAGGTGACCAACCTGTACTTTGTCGCCGACCGTGAAGCGATAAGAGGGTTTCCCTGCACGCTTGGCAGTTTCACAGGCTCTCTCGTAGGAAAGACCTTCGAGCGCAGCTTGTTTCAGGTTGATTTTTGCGATTTCTTTTCTTGCACTTTTCTTAGCCATTGCGATTCTCCTTAACCAATCCGATGGACTCCGAACAAAACAGCAGGAAGAAGCTGTTCATACGGGGTGTATTGGGCAAAATCGTAGATTTGAGCCTCATCGCTGATGATGTATCCGCCAGGGCAGGATTCGCCATCGTCATTGGAACCGCCGTTGTCATCAAGGCCACGGCTTTTGAGCTCGTTGAGGTAATCCTCACGCATAGCATCGTATGCTTCTTCCGGGGTAGAATATTGCTTTGGATTTACTTTTGTGTAAAGATGGCCCTCGTCATCGGTGAAAGTCTTTGTGATGATAAACATAATTTACACTCCTTTTTGTAGTACGCAAAAAAGCGGGCTTCCCGATTGGAAAGTCCGCTTTCAAGCGAAATGTGAATTGTACGAAAGGCAAAGCACCTTTTGATTGCTGGTATCTATCGTACAGTTTCATCATACGCCGTTCGCACAATATCGCAAGAGAAAAGAAGAAAAGCCGCTGCCTCCCAGCATAGGCAACGGCTTATTGTTATTTGCTCAACGCTTTCTCAGCGTTTTCTTTGACGGTCGAGCGGATGTCAGCAGGCACCTTCAGAATGTCCAATGCCGCCTCAACGGAAAAGCGTCCAGAACGTACAAGATTTGTAACACTTCCAGAAAGAGATTCGAGATGCCCTTCTTTGCGGCCTTTTGCAAGACCTTTTTCGACACCCTGCTGCTCGACAAAGTCACTATAATTACACATTTGATTGATACCCTCCTTGACGTCGGTGGTAACAGGCAAGCCGCACTCGGTTGCAAGTTGCAGCTTTTTCTCCACAGGCGTTTTATTATCAAAAATCGTAGAAAAGAGACGTACCATGTCATTATCGGACTCTTTATCCTGCAAGCAAGCCATAACAATGCAGTAATTGTCATATTGCTCTTTCGGAAAATGATATTCTTTGGCCAAACAGGTTTCGGTCATTGAATAGGTGTTACAAACACCACGAACTTCTTCACCAGGGTCAATACACAGCCAAATGCTGTATACCTTTTGCAGCTTATCATAGTCCGAGTTATGGAAAACAGATTCCTTTTGCGCAGAAACCATTCTGCCGCAGTAAAAACTTCCACGGTTCAGCATGTGGTATCCAGGGTTGTACTTATTTTGAGCTTCAATATCCACAATGACTCGATTGGCTTTACCGCCAGGCAAGCCAATATCGAACAACACATCGTAGTATATTGTTCCCTCATTTACGCTTTTGGATTCTACGTTCTTTTCGTTCAGTTTATCAGGCAGGTCTTCAACAGGATGACAGCTAATTTCGACTGGAGGGATGTTGGATTTTTGAATTTCTGCCAACACCTCCGGTGTCATTTCGCTTTTGGCTTTTTTGTAGACAATGAACTCTTGAATCTTATCAAGAGCCATATCATGAAATTCTGGAATGCAATTCTTAGCGATAAAAGCCGCAACGGGTGTACAGCCAAGCAAGCTTTTGCATCCAGCATCCAAGTTTACCTTGTCATTGCTGATGGCATGCCCGATGGTATTAAGACCTTCCATGTCTTTATACCTCCTATATTATAGCATGTTCGCAAACAAATGCACTAGAAAATACTTATTGTACGCAAAAAAGAGTGGGCCTTCCATTGCTGGAAAGTCCACTCTTATGCGGATTGTGAATTGTACGAAAGGCAGGATGCCTTTTCGATTGCTGGTATCTATCGTACAATTCTAATTGTATGAGTCTCGCACGAATGTGCAATGGCCTTTAGCCAAGCATCGTCACATCGCCATCAACGTACCAGATGTACTGCTTCCAGTTAGAAGCGGTCGCACCAGGGATGAGCTTCAGCGCAGAGGCCGGAGGTACGCGGCTCGGCTCAAATGACATCTCGTAATGCTTTTCCAGGCCGTATTTCCGCAGAACGATACTCGGCATTACTTTGCCAAGCTCATACCACTTGCGAGGCGGGATACGGCTGCAATGTTCGCGGTGAATTTCAGCGTATTCCTGCTGGAATTTGTGAATGGCCCGAAGCAGTTGGCACATCGGGCAGGTATTAAGGATGCCAGGGTCCTTGTAGCGGTATACTACAAGACGATATTTATCGTGTTCCTTGGTGGTCAGAACGACACCAAAATAGTTTTTTGCCATGATATCCTCCTCGTTTTAGTAGTTAGTACCATACTCCAGGGCGTAATCCGGACGCTGATATTCGACGACCGGCTTTTCCCAAGAGCAGATGGGTTCAGTATTGGTGCTCGGAAAATGAGAGCTGATTCCGTTGGTGGCAAGCAAAGCTGCCGTGCAATCCGCAATCTGTGCAAGAAGCTCAGGATTCCATCCAAAGGTGTCATCTCCGGTCAGCTGCTTGCACAGGACTTGTGCCGCTCGAAGAATTTCAGTGTCTTTGGATTCCTGCTGAATAGGTTTCGGTGCAGCAATTGTGACATTTCGTGCAATGACGTTTTTGGGCAATGGCTCATCGACCCATTTTCCCTCGTAAATCTCACGGGCATAGAAACCGTCTTTGTCGAATTCGTCAAGGCGAACCCAATGGTCGGCTTCCCAGGTCCTTTGAGCGATTCCGTCTGGATTGATAGTAACCATCACACGTTCATCGTGTGCGTTGTTTCCCCAATGGGCTTCAGAGTCATTGCCAAACTCCTGGATGAGAAGTTTCCTTGCAAGTTCACCATCGGTCAGCGCAGCCAGTTCTTTGATTCGTTTTGTGTTCATGCTTTTTACTCCTTTTCAAACAAAAAAAGCAGGCCCATCGTGAAGATGAGTCTGCCTAATGTGTCAGTTTGTGAATTGTACGAGTGCTGAAATGCGCAGATGCTATCTATCGTACATTCACAATTTTACCGGCATCGCAAGCAGCGTCAAGCTGTAGCAGCGGCGTCAGCAGTTGCTTTTTTGGCTTCCGTGTATGCTTCGCAAGCCGCGTGATATTCACTCAGCTTAATCTGCGTAACGGTGTCTGGAACCTTGGTGCTGCGAGTTGCATATTCGCAGGAATAATATCCGTAGATATTTCCCTGCTCATCATCCCACAGCTCCGTAGTGATGCGGCCAGAACCGTTGAAGGCGGCCCACCAGAACTGGTTGGCAAGGAATTTCTTGCCGTTCACGTTCTTACAGACCTCATCTTCCCACAGGCAGTTCATGGGCGAACGCTGTTTGAAGATGACAAAACCGTAAGGGTCACGGCGTTTCATGACCTGAGATTCGTATTTGGCGAACAGCTCTGGTGTCAATTCGACCGTCAACCGGTCATTCAAGACATACGAGAATTTCTCACCGGGAAAATATTTGTCGAAGAATTGCTTCGCAATTTCAACGAAGTGCGCTTTTTCCTCCTTTGTCGAAAAATAATTTTTGTAGAATTCGGAACCGGGATTTACTTTGAATGCCATTTCAACCATTGCCATTACTCCTTTTCCATTTGGATAGTCCAGCCGTTCACATCGGAATAAACCGCATAGAGCAGCGTTGCGAAATTGTAGCCTCCGTCATACAGCGTATAGCGAAGGGAGATGTTCAGCGCAAGAGTCCGTTCCTTGACGACGCCATCGCAATCGAGATAGCTGAACGTCTTTGTCGGATTGGTAAGCCATGCTTCACGTTCTTCATTGAACTTATCTTCATCGTATTCCACGATTTCCTTGAAATACGAATCGAACGTGACGAGCTTGACTGACGAGAAGACATCAGCCATCATTCCGCACTTTTCAATCAGTTCATCAGGCCATTCGACCTTGATGATTGCTGCGCCGTTGTCTTTCAGCTCTTTGTGAGGGCTGAGCGAAACGTTATAGCGCTCACTGAGAAAGCCGAACAGCCAGGACCAATCGATAGTTTTCAGGAAACTGGCAGCTTCCTTGGCGTCCATGAAAATTTTGATTTCTTTACGTGCCATGATATATCTCCTCACTATATTATTCGGTGCCGAATTTAGCCCACGCTTCTTCGACACTCATGTGATAAACCGCCTTAAACTGTTCTTTGAAATACGCATTGAACAATTCCCGGTGGTGAGGGCTCATGATGACTTCAAGAGTAAAGTCGGGGTCGTCAGTAGAACTGTTGCAGTAAGATACATAGGCATGAATGGTATCGTCCGGATGCCAGTCAATGTACATGTTAATCCAATCTGCATTTTCTTCTGAGTTCAAATCAAGGCCAAATGCCATATCAGCATCAAACCAGATAGGAACATAGACGTTAATCCAACCGTCGTAGATAACTTCCGCTTTGCCGTCGAGCACAAACCGCATCAGCTCAGCAAAGTTCTGCACCACAATCGAATCTTGAGTGCAGAGGTCATGAACCAACTCATTGTGAGTCATTATGAAATGCCTCCTTGTTATTTGTTTTTTTGGTTTTATTATTTTTTGAAACTGTCGAAGAACCGAATCATCTCGCGGTTTACACCGACTGCTGATTCGGATTCAGGATACAGTGCTGCAAAAGCATGAACGGTTTCCTTCTTGGAAACAAACCCGTAATCGTGGTGAACGCGCTCATTTTCGAGGCACTTCTTAAATCCGAAAGTCTGTTTCTTGAGAAAGTCCTTTTTCCCGGTGCAGATATAGCACGGGGGGATGAGTTTGGAATAGGTCTCAGGCTTGATGAACTCAGCATAACTGTGATTCTTCCAGCCCTTAGACATATAGTAGTTCTGAAGCAAACCTACCTGGCCCTTGTAGATGTAATACATACCGCTCTGCAGGCCCATCGCGTTGATGACGAGCTTCTTGGCTGCCTCGGGTACGTTCTCTTCCAGTTCGTCCTCTACCGGCTGCATCTTGACAGGATAGCGGAGAATAGAGCTTGCCATGCAGGCAAGGAATGCGCCAGCGCTGTCGGCAACTACAAAGACCTGATTCAAGTCACCAACGAAATCTTCAGCACGTTCAGCTACAGTAGCAAACGCATTGATGACATCAGTGATTTGGCCAAAGATGTTGGTTTCAGGGACCAGACGGTAATCCGGCACAAAGGTGAGATAGCCTTCCTTAGCGAGCCAGGTTGCCAGGTTCTGATTCTGTTCTTTCCGGCCAGCAATCAAGCCGCCGCCATGGATATTGATGATAATCGGATGCTTTTCGGCATCGTTATCCGGGCGATAAACGTCCATGAAAAGATTCTGCTTGCCGCAAATACCAATCTCAGTGGCAGTTATGCCTTCATGAGGCATAACAGGCTGAGACTTGATAATTTCTTCTACATGGGTGCGTTCTTTCTTGGTGGCGGCATTGATGAAATTCATGTTAAAAACTTCCTTTCAAAAAAATGATAAAAATAAAAGCGGCCGCCAATCTATAAAAAATGAGATTAGTGGCCGCTTGGGTGTTACTGAAATTCAAATGTGTATTGGGTTCCTCTTTCGGTTTTGACAAAAATTCTGCTTCCTGCAAAGCCAATAGCTTTTACTGTGCTGGTACGCAGGACGTCTTGTTGTTTTGGTGTTGTTGTTTTGAATACGAGTGGCTGCCCACTTGACAGCTCAAGAGTTCCGACCCGTCCAATGAGCGGAAGAACTCTTGCGTTGAGACTCGTGGTGCTGTGAAGCACACAGCTGCTGTTAATCCGCATCATTGTCCTCCTGATATGAACTGGTCAGATATCCACATCCGGGTACTGATTCAACACATGATTGAACCTATCATCCAGGTGCTTGTCGTTTTCATCCCGTTCGGGATAATTAAACTTTCCTTCCTCTTCTGCTGCATCCCCCAAGCGTTCCATGAGTGCAATGACGCTTTCGAGCCAGGCGGAAGCCTTGCCAAACGTGTCATCCTCTTTTCTCTTGGCATAGAGCATGTCAGAGACTTCTTCGAGAGCCATTTTCTGCTGGTACAAAGTATTCCAGTTGATGTGCTCTACAGCGGAACGCAGGGGAGTTAAGTGTTCTGTTTCTGTTACAGTGTTTGTTACGGTCATCTTTTTATTTCTCCTTGTAGTGATTAGTTACGATAAACGTCAGCAAAGCACCGCAAAATTCCAACAAAAAAAGCAGACCTCCAAACGGATAGTCTGCTTCTCAGAATTGTGAAATTATAGCGTATATGTGCTGTTATCTATCATACAATTTTTATTGTATGCGTTTCGCACGAATACGCAATAACTATTTTTTAAGAATTAGGAATCTGAATTTTCCGAGCTGTCGCTGTTATCATCGGAACTGGACTCAGCGTTTTCGTCCGCCGTGGAATTGTCACCAGATTCAGCGTCGGTGTTTTCTTCCGCGCTTGTATCCTGTTCGACAGTCGAATCACTGTTGACTGATGCGTATGTACCAGTCAAGATGACGGGAACTTCACCATAACCCAGATAACCGCTAATCAGGCTGCCGGAATTTTCGACGAGGTACTTGGTTTCTGTCATGTTCGGGAACAAGTAGATATCCTGAATCGTAGTGCCCTTCACATTAGCGCTGTCAAAGGTATCGTTGCACGCCGCAACAACACTATACCCGTCATAGTTCCAAACCAGATAGAAGTTCTTGCCGCCAATTTCAACATCATAATCTGCATCTCGGAAATCTTCAAAGGTACGATACTGCTTGCTGGAATTGAAAGCGACAGAATCGTTGTTTGTCCAGTAGAGACCGGACGGATTGCCAAACAAACCATACAGGAAGTTGAACTGTTCCTCCGGCTCTCCGTCGGTCGGATAGCCTTCGAGTTTATCCGGGGTGACAGACGAATAATAGAGACCGTCAAGGAACGCATCACCAATATCGATACCGTCGTCATTGGCTGCACGACCGTCCAGCATCAAGGTCAGTGAGCCGCCGTTATATCCAATCGGATAATAGTCACAGCCGTCATCCTTGCTGGCAGTGTGAATGGAAAAATCACTGATTTCCTTTTCTACGCCTTCGCCTGTGGATTCTGCATTGATTTCACCAATGACTGTATCACCGTTTTCAAGTTCGTTCAATTTCAGATATCCCTTTACAGGCAAATCCCGTACATCCTGTAATGCAACGTCCGTGATATCCAGTGTCTTGCCGGTATCAACGCTGCGCAGCGAATAGAACTTGCTGCCGTCATCGTAAGACAAAGGACTCTGCCCCATCGGAATACCGTCCGGCCAGGTAGTGTCAGGATTGTCCAGCGTGCCGGGCGTGAAATCCGGGAGATTCGACAACAAAGACCAGGCATTGATGGGTTCCGGGGTCGGTTCTGCTGTCGGTTCCGGTGTTGCTGTGACGGCAGCCTGTGCTGCTTCTGCGCTTGCTGCTGCGGCTGCCTGGTCTTTCCGTTCCTGAACCACAGCTGTGGCGCAGCCGGAAAGTGTCACGGCGAGTGCCATGGCAGCTGCGGTGATATTGATAATCTTTTTACTCATGCGCGTTTTACCTCCTTATGTTTGCGGTTTTGCCTAATGCCGAGGAGTGAGAGACCCACCACGCCGATAAGCAAAGTGAGGAGTCCAAGTCCAAAAGCAAAGGCAATATATTGAATTACGTCGATGAGTTTAAACCATTTTGCGACTGCAGCGCCTAAAACAATCAACAGGCCAAAGCAGCCGGTCAGATAAATGAGCAAGCCAAACTGTGCAGTTCTGCTAAAAAAGGATTCAAGTGTTTTCATGATAAACTCCTTTCATACTTTTTATGGTATACAATTCGCAAGAGCCTGCAACAGGAAAATAAAAAAAGCTGCCCAACCGAAGCTGGACAGCCTATTTATGATTATGTATTATCGTCTGTTATCTCGTTCTTGTCTTCTGTGCTCACGTTCCTCGTATTCTTTTTTCTGATACTTGAGACGTTCATTCAGTAGGAAGGAGTTTTCATCGCGAGTCATTTGCAGTTTTACCTCGTACCAGCAGCCGTAAAGAAAGGCTGCCAGAATGCAGAAGCCAACGATTTTGACTAAGAGGTTGAAAAGAACGTTCACAATAACCGGGAAAATATAGCCGATGGCTTTGGCGATAAGCAGGATGAGCCCACCGAAGACAACGATTTTTGCGATTGTCTGAACAACGGGCGGGAAATCGCCCAGGACTTTGGAAATGGTATCGTTGATTTTGGTGATGATATTAGTGTTTTTGCCACCGTTGTTATTATTTTCTGCCATGTCGGTTCCTCCTTTTTGTGCCAATTATAGCATATATCTGTACAAAACGCTATATCCCACATGAGGAATCTCGATGTTTGAGCAATGGCTCAACAAAAAAATGCCGCCACCCTTTCGGATGACGGCAAGTGATGTTATTTCTTCACGGGGATATTCTGGTCAAGAATAACATCGAAGTTGTAGTGCGGCATCTTAGATGCATCACCACCAGCAGCTTCGAGGGTCATGTAGAAGTCCTCGTCATTCATAGCCTGCACGAGAGTATTCATCTCGTCGCAGGTATGTTTGAGCATAGGACCGCGCTTATTGCAGAACATCACAGCCGAAACAGGCTGAATGCCCTGTGCAACCATGCCATCCCAATGAGTCCGCAGCTCGGTTACAGACTTCAAAGTAGCAACGCCGCTCATGAAGTCATAAATCTTGCAGTGGGACTCGTCGATATGTTCCAGAACGTCGATACGAGTCCGGTTTGCGTACAGAGGGAACTGGAGTTCAACTTCATTCCCGGTGTCTGCAACCAGCCGATTTGCAAAATCCTGCGCATATTTCTCAAGAGTGAGAGGCTCGCTTTCGAGAGGCTTCACGTTTTCGGCAATAGCGTCGAAAATTTTACGCCATCCCTTGTCGCTCAGGTCGATATCCGACTTGTTGGCGAGGGTATTCAAGAACCCACGCGGCAGACCGGAAATATCAACAGCAACAACGCCGGTGAAAGCGTTGAAGGCCGGGTGACGAGCCTTGTCCCAGATGGTATCAAACTGAGCGGTGGCGATAACACGCTCGCCGAGCTGGATATCCAAGCCCTGCGTAAGCATGTTGTTCTGGTAGAAATGCTTCAAGTCATAGCCACCAGTAACAACACCTTTGGTCGCATCCGTATCCAGCTGACCACACTCAACCTTGACAGGAATCTCGTACCCATCATAGTCAACAGTGAAGTTCTTTTCCTTCTGCTTCTCCTTATACGGCTGGAAAATGGGCTTGACGAGCACATCGCACGTCTTGCCATTCGCCATATGGAAATCAGGAATCAGGATACGGGCGGGAGCAACGCCGGTAGCGTCAGGTGCCAAGTAATTGCGGTACTTGACACCAAAGTGCTCAGCCAGGCAGGTACGCAGCACGTTCAGGCTGGTGACCCGGCTCTCAGCGCAGCTGCCGTTCTTGGTCAGCATGGTGCTGGCGGTAGCCTTGTCCATCTCCACATAGATGATGGTAGAAGGAGCGCCAAGAGCCTTAAACTGCTCACGCATAACGACATCTGCCATAGGAATCTCTTCCTGCTCGGACATCGTCATGGTCGTGGCGAACGGGCCGTCAACGCGGTGATAGCTGTCCTCTCCAGGCTGCTTGGAAGCGATGAACCAGGGATACTTGTTGCGGGTGGCAACCAAAATGAAATTATTCAGGCCAACGCCATGGATGCACAGCGGGCCCTCATTGCTGTGGCCGTTGCCAAACTGTAGGTTTTCCGGCAGCTTTTCCTTAGACATACCATTGCCCCAGTCGGCAATAACCACACCGATTAGGTTTTTGGCATGGCCTTTCACAATCGCGACCAAGATGTTAATGGCATCTTTGCAATTAGAGATGGCATTATCAACCGGTTCACAAGCGGCATCGCTCATGGGTAACTTCTGGCGCGAAATAGCGTCAAAGTAATGGTTGGTGATGCCGACGTTGAAAGTGACGTTGTTATTCTTCTTAGCCATAATATAACCCCGTAACGTGGGGCTGCCGTGCTGCTCTCGAATTTATCTCCACAGCAATGTGAGCCCCATATATCGGGGATGTTATTATTCTTTTTTGTTGTTTGTTTTGCAGGAGCCGCTGGCGATATCAGAAATCGCTTCTTTGACAGCTCCGAAAACGTCAGCTGATTTCAGAAAGTCTTCGGCCAATCCTTTGATGTGGCTGTAATTTTTGAAGACTTTCTTGACAAGAAATGCGCCAGCGATTGATACTACTGCCAAAAGCAGCAGAAATTTCGCGGCATCGGTCAGTTTCACTTGCTCCAGCAGGAGCGCGAGTATCACACCATCTTTGCTCAGCTAGGTCTTAATTAGACCGTGAACGAATGAACCATAGTCAGCTGCAAATTGCTTGGCTTTGGTTTCGTGGTTGCTGATAATGGTGTCTACTCGCTAAATTATGTTTCGAATCATGATAATGTCCTCCTTAAAGGTTTGTAATTGTTATAGGGTATATATAAATACGCTCTTAACGCGGCGTTCGCGTGCAGGAACATTTATATAAACACATTAACGCAGTGTATACGTGCCATGCTGATTAGCATGACAATTCTATGTAATCAGCCTTTTCTTCGGCTGTCAGAAGTCCACATTCCGTGGGATAAATCTATATAAAACGCAGAAAACCTGCGGGAATCCTCAAAAAAGAAAAAAGGACAGAAACCCAATATGGGCATCTGTCCTTCTTCCAGGAGGTATATGAACTATGGCAAATCAATGATATCTCTGTTACATTATCTATTCTATGGGTATCGCACGTGCCGTCAACCCAAAATACCAAGTTTTTTTCGAAAATAATATATACGGCACATCGTACAATTTAGAAGACCGGATATTTAGTCTCCTAAAATGGTGCAGGCAAAATACACCGTGCCGCTCCAATCACCGGGAGTTAGATTTGCTTTCACCATATAGTTTGAAGTGACACCAGCCAAGGCATCGTCACGATTCCACGTTGTTTTGGGTGTTTCCACACTTGCCAGCACATCGGCTGCCTTACTGCTTTTCATGGTAGGTGGCGTTGTGCTGACATTGACCTCCTGCGACAGTCCGATATCACCTTTCACCGTCACGGGGAAAGTCACTGTCTTGTCACCGCTGCCTGCATCCCCACCTAAAGTCACGCTCTCAGGCACGATGAGCGAATACAGCGTGGGTACATATGCCTCAACCGTTGTGGAGGCAGGTGCTACGCCGTTCACGACAGAATTGTACGAATCCTCGATAAAATACGGGTACAGGTCAACGGTTACATCACCCTGCTCAAGCTGAGCATCCACGCCAAGATATCTTGCTACGGTTTTTCCCGTTGCGCTTGTTGCAAGTTCCTCACTCCAGTTTGTGTCTACCACCATCACAGAACTGTCTTTAGAGCCAACTTTCCAACGGTGACTGGTTTTGTATCCAGCTTTCGTTAATCGGTCAACGTCTAACACTCCAAAATTTGCATGAGGATATGCTTCATCATATCCCACGGTTTCGGACTGTGCGATTTCTTGTTTCGAACAATCATTTGAAACTTCTTTTGGATAATTACGCCAAGTTTTTGCTCCGTCGGTCATGTAATTGATAGTGATGGTATAGGCAGCCCAATAAGCATATACGACAGCATCGCTGCTGCCCATGACCGTGGATTCAGATACTTTATTTCCGCCATCCGATGCGGTATACCACCCAAGAAACTTATAGCCTTTGCGACTCGGAATAGGAAGCGTACCATATTTGTCCGATTCGGGAATGTCGATGGATGATTCAGAAATGAAATAGGAGTCGTCTGTGCAGTTCGGGTTAAAGGTTAGAGTGTGTTGAGTTATAGTTTCGATAGCAGCATTCTGAGTTGTGAAGCTCTCGGCATATGCTGTAGCTGGCATTGCGGCACAAACAACAAATGCACAAACAATTAAGAATTTGAGCTTTTTGAGCATCGACGACATGCTCCTTTCGTATGTTCGTACTTTTATTATCGGGGAATCGCAAATAAAGTCAAAAAGAAAAAGCCGCCCACCCTGTGAAGGGCAAGCGGCAAGAGGTTAAGATTTGATGTACAAGGACGTTCCCTTAAACGGATTCAAGAGACCGGGCTTATATTTAGTGCGGATATACTCTGCAATTTCAGCATCCGTCATTGCGTTCAGAACGTCAAGCCAGCATTCGGCATTGATTCCCATGAGACCACCCATACCAAGAGCATTTTCACAACGCTTGATGTCAGAGGCAAATGCGTCGTGAAAGTCACAGGACTCCGTAGCTTTTACGATGCGGTCGAAGTCATACATACCACAAGACCTCCTTACTGGCACATGGCCTTGAGGTCGTCCTCACTCAGAACGGGCACGCCCAGCGAATTCGCCTTATCGAGCTTGGAACCGGCAGCTTCACCCGCAACAAGATAGCTCGTCTTTTTGGAAATACTGCCGGAGACCTTACCACCGTAAGCTTCGATGTAAGTTTTGGCTTCATCGCGGCTCATGGAAGGCAGCGTGCCGGTGATGACGAATGTCTTACCGGAGAGTGGTGCAGACTCATCGTTGGCACCTGCCGGGGCATGATAGTCAAGATTGACACCTGCATAGCGCAGCGCAGCAACTTCTTGCTTGAATTCAGGACTGGACAGCATCACGTCGAGCGCAGCATAGATAGCATCAGAGAAGCCGGGAATGTTGCACTCCTTGATGGTATCCACATTGAGAGTAGACAGAGTCAACAGGCTGCTGTTGGTCGCTTTGCACCGGGTAAACAGCGCACGAGCTACATGGCCGCCAATAAGACGGTAGCCAAGAGCTTTGAGAACGCGGTCCGCATTCTGGCTCTTGGACTTCTCAATGGAATCAAGAACCTTGTCAACGACCTTTTTGCCGTACATTTCGACGAATTTGGTGGTGTTCATGTACAGCTTATAAAGGTCAACAGGACTTTCAATGAGCTTGCTGTCAACCAAGAACTGAATCATCTGAGGACCAAGCCCCTTGATGTCCATGCAGGGCTTGGAAGCAAAGTGAATGACGCGGTTCACGGTCTTTGCGGGACAAGCATCGTTCGTGCAGTAGAGGTCCACAGAACCGTTGACAGGCGCGATAGGCGCACCGCATACGGGGCAGACCTGCTTTGTCATGTCGTAAGGTACGGCATCAGCCGGGCGTTTTTCCAGCTCCACCATCGTGATTTTCGGGATGATGTCACCGGACTTGTGCAGGACAATCGTGTCACCGATACGGATATCCAAAGCCTTGATGAAATTAGCGTTATTAAGCGTCGCACGCTCCACGCGAGTCCCAGCAAGCTGAATCGGGTCAAAGACAGCAACAGGGGTAACGCGGCCGGTACGACCCGTCTGCAGCTGAATGCTGCGAAGGATAGTTCCCTTTTCCTCTGCGGGGTACTTGTAAGCGATAGCCCATTTCGGGGTTTTGGTGCGCTCGCCCATCTTCTGGCGAATGCTCAGTTCATCGACTTTGATGACTGCGCCGTCAATCGGGTAATCGATATCATAGCGTTTTTCCTCAATGTCGTGAATGGCTGCCAAGATGCTATCAATGTCATTGCAATGAGCGTAATAGGTGGTCTTGAAACCACATACATCATGCAGATAGTTCAGCTGGTCACAATGATACGGGCTGAACTGTGCTGCATCGCCATTATTGACGCTCTGAACATTGAAAACGAACACCTGCAGGTTGCGTTCCCGTGCAATAGCCGGGTCAGCCTGACGCAGAGAGCCAGCAGCGCAGTTGCGGGGATTCGCAAAGAGCTTCTTCCCTGCTTCCGCCTGCTTTGCATTGGCTGCTTCAAAGTCCTTTTCCGACATATAGCACTCGCCACGGAGTTCGATTTTGCCGATACCCTTGGGCAACTCGATGCTGCGAGGCAGGCAAGTGAGGGCTGCGACATTGGCGGTCACATCCTCACCGACATGGCCATCGCCGCGCGTCGAAGCCTGGGTCAAATGAGCGAGGCCATCGTCAGAACGTTCATAGACAAGAGATAAGCTCAAACCGTCAATTTTGCGTTCTACAGAGAAGGTCACTTCGGAATATTCGGCTTTCACCGAATCCACAAAGCCGCGAACCTCATCGTCGGAGAACACATCAAGCAGAGAAAGCATCGGTACACGGTGTTCAACCGGAATACCGAGAACACGCTTGCCGCCAACAACTTGTGTAGGACTGTCAGCGGTCACGAACTCAGGATGTACTGCTTCGATATCACGAATCTCGTACATCACGGAATCGTATTCCTCATCCGTTACGACCGGAGCATCCTGCTCATAGTAGGCGGCACTCCATTCTTTAGCCTTTGCGCAGAGGCTGTTGTAGTATTCTTTGGAAGAAATAGGCAGATTATTGTTAGACATAATATTTTACCTCACGTATGTTATTTTTTTGTTTTTTATAGCGTAATGGTTTGCGACTCAGTAGTAGCCTGGCTGACATCTTCAATACCATCCACAAAAACTGTTGTTCTGATAATGATACGGAAAGGAATGCCCTTTTGCCAGGTGGTGCTTGCTCGGAGTTCATCCACCAGGCCAATCAGTGCCTGCATTTTGAGCATTTCGATGGTATAGCGAGTCGGAATCATGGTTCGGGTCGTCTCGAGATAAAAATGCCGATTTTTCTCATTGTATCCGAGAGAATCGTTCGTAACATCCATTTTTGCAACAACGGTGTAGTCGCTTTTAGGGATATCCTCAAACGGTTCCAGAGACTTATCCAATTCTACCATGCGTTTATCGAAGTCTGCAATGATGCGGGCTTTCTCTTTCTCGTAAACTTCACTCGCCTGCCGAACCTGCTCCCGATAACACTTCACACACTCTTCTTTCGTGTAGAAGATGTTGATGGAAGTACCAGAGTTGCAGCGATACCCGGTGTTATCCATGGGAGCAATGACGGTTGAAGAAATCTTACCCCGATTCACCGGCCGAAAATAGACCGGAGAATAATAGATGGTTTTGCTCGTTTCTTTTGCATCCGTAACAACAACGGGGGTAGGTTTGATGTTACGAATCGGTTTTTTAGTCGGGTCCGCATTTGCGCGATAATCGCAAATCCAAGCCATTTTGCCGAGGACGTTTTCAAGGTTCTCAACATAATCGTACATGCCGAGGTTATTGGTCTGGCGCGTAGGATTCTTTTCTCCAGAACCCTTAATCATCAGCTTGACGCCGTTTTCGGCGAGGTATTCATTTAGCTTCATAATGCTATTTCCTTTCTATGATTGTTATTTTATCGGGCGTTTGTGAGTACGGCAACAACCAGCTCCTCGTAGTCTTCGATGGCACAGTAGATGTCAGCGAAGCCATAGGCGTGGCCACGGTCGTAGGCTTTTTGCCAGAGGATGGTTGCAGCCTTTTTGGAAATGCTGCGTTTCGTTTCGGCTTTGATGTCTTCCTGAATTTGAAGTTCGATAGCTTCCGAGATGTGTTCGATTTCTGCATTCTGCGCCTTCTTCAACCGAGAGCATTCCGCATCCCAGGCTTTCTGTCGGCGGACGACCTCTTCCCTGTTCCAGCGCACCGATTTCTCTTCGTCGATGATTTCACCGTCTTTCGGGCGTTTAGAGTTGGGCTTAGTAGGTCTTTTCCAAGCGGTTTCAAGTCGGTTGCCAAGAGCTGTCCATGCACTATCCATGATAATACTCCTTTTTTCTTGTACGCAAAAAGGCGAACCTCCCAGTGTGGGAAGTCCGCCTTAAAGCGAAGTGTGAATTGTACGAGCACACAGTGTGCTTAGTAGATGGTATCTATCGTACAAGCTAAATTATACGGGTCTCGCACGCAAGCGCAAGATTATTCATCCATTGCTACAGTCACCAAACAGCAAATTATATGCTTTTTCGATTTCAGAATCAGACATGGCCTTCCCTTTTTCTTCAATGCTGTGCAGAATTAGAGTCTTGTCGCTCTCCTCATCCGGCACGAAGCCAAGAATCACATCCAGCTTGTTGCGATTCTCGTCCTGTGCAAGATACTCTTTGATTTCGGACCACTGCGCATCGCGCTGGTTCAGAGCGTCAACGTTCTGGACACAGAACAGGTTCTCACTTTGCGGCATAGAACCGGCAAGGTATTTAGTATCGTCGCAATACATCTTGATAAGCCGGACAATATAGTTCCGCTCTGCTTTGGTTCTTGCAGTCAGAATGTTGCTTGCGCTCTGGTACTTGTAGTTATCCCCAACAGCTTCCAACGACTCTGCAATCTGTCGAAAACTCAGCATTTCGTTTGTGGCCTTGTCATGCTGCGACACAGTGGAAGCATAGTATCCTTGTTCCGTTTCGTTTGCTTCTACCACGGCAGCGAGATTCGAGTCAATATGGATGAGCCGTTCACTGTTATCCCCTTGCGCACGAATTGTGTTGTTCACTTTCGCAATCCAACTGTCAGTTTCCGTAGCATCATCGCCCGCATAGAGGTAGGTTACAATATCCGGGTTAGTAGGGTTCGGAAGCTCCGCACAAGCCAAGGTCAGATTTCGCCCGTATTCTTTTGCCTGAAGGTACATGTTCGGATAATCGTCTTGTATTGTCTGAGCGATTGCCTCAACCTCGGCCTCGTCTTTTTCAATGACAAGGCCGACAGTGGCTACCTGCTCTTCAATGTTGAGCTGCTTCAAAATATCCTCAAGGTCAAATACAATAGCTTCTTTGTTGTTTGTATAGAATCGGATTTTCATAGATTTTCCTCCTGGCAACAAAAAAAGGCAGGCCCTCGGTTGGAAGGTCTGCCAAAAACAGTTTGAGAATTGCAAAAAGGTCATTGTGCGGCTTTGACAGCTGCGTTTATCACTGTGTAGGCAATATCCAGGAGCCGAAACGCAAGAACTCCAAAAGATAATGCCACCAGCAAAAAGCAAAACACAAATTTTTGTTTGTTCTCACCCTGGAAATAGTACATTCCAAAGCAGGACGCGATGAGAACGCAGAGAAACACAACGACCCAAATAATATCAGCCATTGTCCTGATTTTGATTCTGCTGAGTCGGCGGGGTCTTGACTTCAGCAGGAGCATTTGGAGTCTGATACTGAACATTCTGGCTCGGCTCTTTGGAAGTTTCGGGGGCCTGGTACTGAACAGTACTGGGGTTGTTCTGCTGTTCGGCTTTTTTTTCCTCATATTTGGTCTTGAGCTGAGAATAGGAATAGCCATCCTGCGGGATACCGTGATACTCATAATGGCCGAAAGCAAGAATTATGTTGAACACCGGATTCAGAAGACAAAGACCAATCGTGAAACCAATACCTTCACCGAACGCAACAGCTTTCTTGTAGTTGGTGATAGCACCGATGATGAGAGCAACGACCAGGAACAGATTGCCGAGCAGCGGGATACCGGACAAAAGGCTCAGCACGACCGGAATCAGAAACAGCCAGCCGTTGCCCCAGTAGAGATTGAACTCAATGTAATTGCTGTAGAACGGGACGATGGATGCCCAGCCAGGCTGCCCGGCCTTCTCAAAAATCTTCCAGTTTGCAACGATTTTGAGTACAAAATACGCCACTACCAAAAGAATTACCGTGTAGAGCATTCCGCCCAATAGATTAAGAGCACTGTAAGAATTATACATTTTATATCCTCCTCTTCCGGCATATCAAGCCGGTTTATTCCTTCACTAAGTTCTTTGCCTGCCGCTGCCGTTCCGCAAGTTCTTTGCCGCGTCTGACCAGTTCCGCATATTGCTTTTCAGTCAACTTGCGAGGCGGCTTAATTTTGACCCATTTCTTCGGTAAATCTGCTTCTACACACCAGTCTTCATCCCGCGTGATTTTAACAGCATCAGGGTACTCTTTCGCAAGCTCTTTCAGCTGCGCCATGCGGGCTTTGTTGCAGGTATAGTAGGATGCCTTTTTTTCCGCATCGTTGAACGTGATGATGGTTTCGCGTTCCCAGGGGCCGTCAGATGCCTGCGTGGCCACTTTTTTATCGGGCATGATTTTTCTCACCTCAATCGAATAAAATTGCCGATATAGCAGGGCCTACGCAGATATACCCGCTCGCCTCGGCCCATTTCGGCATCATGAGCTTTCCGTTGGCCTTTACAAGCACCATCTTCCGAGCAGAGGTATTCAGGAATTCCGCCGGAGCCCAGTTATTTCGCACAACGACGATAGCATTGTCGTCCGCGTTCTCAAGCATATGCTTCAGCTCTTTTACCGTCACCGTGTCACCTCCCGTTCAACACGTCATCCAGTGCCTGCAAGAAAACTCTGGATTCCTCATTGATTCCGCCGCGACACAGAACTTTCGCAATATCATCAAATCCTACCAAGTACATATTTTCTTCACCCATGTACCCTTGCGGCCAGGGAACCGCATAGTAGTTGTGCGGAACAGAACTTGTGTCATAGCCGACCACAATATATTTCTGGTCTGCAACATTTTTCACCGTCAGGATAGTCCCAAGCGGTAACGCGTCTTTCATGGAATGAGTAGTTGCAGACATGATTCTCTGAATTTTCAAAACAGCACCTCCCTAATTTTCATTTTATGAGACTCGCACATTTGCGCAAGGAAACTGAAAACAAAAAAAGCGGCCGCTCCCGAAGGAACGACCGCAAAGATATGAGTCAGATGTTATTCGTGGAAATCAACTTTCCTGAAATCAGAAAGCTGATTCTCAGTGGAACACTGCACGAAAGAAGTTTCCTTGCGCGGATTCACAAAAGCGTCTGTGGTCGCAAACGCATTGCCAAAACTCATGTCACAGAAGACGACGTGAGAACTTTCGTCACCAGAAGCACGAGGCGCAAAGCTGGTACATGCAAACCAATCCAATTCATCCTGCCCCTGTTCATCATAAAGATAAATGACGGGAGCCGGAATGTTGGGCGTCGGCATAGCCAGTGAGCCAACCTGCATTTCATTGACACAGAGGTCAATGGGCGGGTTCCCGTTCTGATAATCCCACTCGGCGTAAGACTGGGCCCGGATGGTGGTTTCGCCATCATCTACCTCGATGCCAAGAGCAGCGATATCGAATGGAATACCGAGCTTCTCCTTGATTTCTTCCGGGGTGAAAGTTAGGAGCTTACCGTGTTCGCCTTGGATGTAGAGCTTCATGGCTTACTTTTCCTCCTTTTTCTTGTCGGCGTTCAGAATCTTTTCCAGAACGTCGTTATAAAAATCGTCAAGGAACAGACCGGTTTTTTCATCTGCTTCCGGAGCAGTGAAAACACCGTCTCCTTCAGCTGAATCCTGTACAGCGTCGAAGACACCAATTGCGCCCCAAAGTTCATCGGCCAGAAGGTCATAGCCGAGGTCCTTCACTTTTGCCGACAAGTCAATCAGCAGCATTTTCTGCCGAAAGAACTCGTTCATATCCAAGCCGATGTAGGGTTTCGCTGCAGCATTGTTTTTCTGAGACTTTACTTTGAAAATGCCCCAGTCAAAGTTGCTGTCTGCGCCGTACATATACCCGGACGCAAGGCAGAAACCGTCTGCTGCACTGTCCTCAACGTTGATACCGACTTCATAATCGCTGCCGGAATCCTCGTCAAGGTCAATCGCATAACCTGTTGCCTTTTCGTACTCTGCCTCAATGTCAGTTTTCATGGCTGCCAGTAGAGCGTTGAAATCGGTATTCTGGGAAAGCAAGTTCATGCTTTCGCCTTCCTGGTTTTTGATAAGAATGAACATAGACATAGTATTTACCTCCTAAAATCAAATCATGCTATCAGACAATTTGTCAATAGTCGCTGTGATGGTTTCGTTTTCCATCTGAGCCATACGCTCAAACAGATGAGACCAGTCGATGGCATCATAGACACGCTTAACAAACGCATCATAGGTGCCACCGGCCTTCATCATTTCAATTTCAGACTCATAGCAGCCGGACTCCTCAAGTATGAACTTGATATCGTCGGTTGGGTTGATTTGTATTGTTGCTTCGTATTCATTCATTTGGATTACGTCCTTTCTTTTATACGCAAAAAGGCGAACCGCCCAAATGGGAAGTCCGCCTAAAGCGCAATGTTAAGTGTGCGAAGAGCAGGATGCCTTTTCGATGTCTGTTATCTATCGTACAATTTATATCTTAACCCGTTCGCATAAATCCGCAACAAAAAACCGCCACCCAAATGGGCAGCGGTAATGAAAAATTAAATTTCAGCGCAGAACATCGCGAGCTTTTGCCACAGCAAATAGGTGCTGGTTTTCATGCGTACCTTTTCAGGAACGCCAGTGACGAGACACCATTTATGGGCAGCAGCTTTGATGCGGGGAATCTGCCGTTGTTCAGTTTCAGTGAACGTCTTGTTGTACATTCTGCGGCGACGTCCGGAATTCCAAAAGGCTCCTTCCATCGTTTCGCAAATCAGAGCGTACGCCAAATGGTTTTGGGCTTCATCGTGGGTTAATTCAACCATCGTTTTCATGGCTGTCACCCTGCCTTTCTCTCATTGCGAGCCATATGCAGCGCATAATCAAGCGCGTCAGGGTCATCGGCCAAGAATTTCGTTTTCTGAAGTGTACCAAGCTTGGGATGCTTCAGAATCGTATAGTTGCCATTGTTCTGGACAAGGGAACCTTTATCATAGACCAGCTCGACCTTTTCGGCAGGTACTGCGTAACGGCGAATGCGGTCACATTCATCCGCATAGTTGATGGGAGTGATATAGCCAACCGGCTTTTGTCCTTCCATCCCTGTCACAGTGACCAGAAAAGCCTTAATGGTCCGGGCTTCTTCCTCTTCCTGCTCATCATAGTATTTGAACGTGATGAACATGGGAGTGTCTTTCTTGTACGCATCTTCCTCAGGGCAGAGATACGTTCCACAAGAGCGGCAGAACCAGAGCATCGATACCGGCTTTCCAGTTTCTTGTGCTTCTTTGGCATAGCGCTTAAAAATCTTTATGTCCAGCTTGAAATCCTCGGTGTAATGCTCAACCGTGCTTTTCACGATGAGTTTCAGAAAATCACAGATGGAAATAGCGGTCATAGTCATATTGGAAGTCATAATAAAATCTCCTTTTTAGTCAACCATAACTTTAGAAATATTCATGTCATAGCGGTTGAATTTAGAAATATAGTCAAAAATGGTATTTACTTGAGCTTTTGTTGCGGTTTTGGTCTCATCCATATCGAGGAATGTATTGCCCATCGAAGGATTACGAATGGCAATCCAACCGCGTTTATATAGGAAATCGAGACCCTTGCCGCTCCAGTCATACGCCATATTTAGAACTTCATGGTCAGAAAGACCAAACGCTTCTCGATTGCGCATGATGATGCGGCCAGCCAGGGCAGCGTGCTCGCCAAACTCGCAGGCATACCAGGTGCCATCGGGAGCAATCAGACCATATTCGGTCAGCTGATGCTGAATGGGTCTATCACTGATATAGCTGTTGTACAGTCGCTGACGGCGTTCAACGGATGTGCCTTTCATGTTTGCGTCAATTCAAGAAGCAAGCTTGGTCCAAAAATCGGTTTTGTAGAATTCCGGGTTGGATTCTTGCTCAGGAAGCGGTTCCCCGTTGAATTCTGCAACGAGGTCAGGGTGGGTAAAGAGCCAGGCACCGTTGTTGAATGCATCAGAATAGCCTGTTTCTCCGTAGAGAAAACGCTTGATACCGTCATAGCTGCAATCGATATAATGGTGCTTTGCATTGTCGCAGAGCGTCTCATAGTTATCGGTCATCGCAAAACGGTCAATGTAATTGAGCGGATGGGCAATCATATCCTCACGAATTTGATTGACCAGCATCTTGTGTTGAAGCTCCTCAACCTTCTGCCCGAGGGAACGAACATGAACATTGTCATCGACAAGTTCAAACTCATTGACACCAACAAGTTTTTTCCGGCCTTCGATAATGTCCTGGCAAACATGCCTTTTTTCTTCCTCGTTGCCACCCATCATGCAGGAGAGCAGCAGCTCCTCACACTTTTTATACGGCTTGTCCATATTCCAGAACCAGTCACGTGCAATGGCGGTGAGGAACTCACCATCCATACTGAAATGTAGTTGTTCACCCATGTTGGGTAACCTCCCCAATTGTTATGTGTTGTTCTCGACAAAGTCTTCGCATTCCTCGCTGGTCAAAACCACGCCGAAATAGGCAACACGCTTGACGGTGGTTTCCCACACGCGAACGGTGCGTGCCATTGGCTGAACGACCCAGGAATGACAGCGCCAGAGTCCGTCTTCGGAAAGAGCATAGCCCGTTGCAATAAAGCACCGGTCTTTGTTTACGTACCAAAGTCTTGCGGAATTGTAATGGCACTGGCAATCCTGACCTTTTCTCATATAGCTGCTGCCATAAAAGAACTGGCCGCGTTCAAGGATTTTTGATGCATCTTCATCGAACATCGTCATGCAGACTTCATCCCCGCCAAATGTGAGGATTTTGTCATGCAGCTTCTTCATAGCATCGAGCGTTTGAGTATCGAAACCAGAAGAGGTGTTGTAAATCTGGCTTTTGGTAAGCCGCACTTTCCAATCCTCGTTCATTGGGTTCCAATGAATCGGCGCGGACATCTGGTCAGGGGTCGTAATAGGTTTCAGGCTATTCCAGCCTTTTCGTGTATGTGTCATCCCGCTACCTCCGCTGATTTCAGGAGTTTCTCGATTCTTGCAATGATTTCATCGCGCTTCTCTCCGCTCGGAATCGAGTCACTGTGACCCTTATCCGTGAGAAGCGTGTCGAACATGGTAAGAATTTCATTCGGATTGGAAGGCTTCTCGTCAGAGGCACGAAGATTGGCTTCGATATCTTCCACGAGATTCCAGTATTCCATGTCGTACAGCATCGCACTGTTTTCGTTGCTATGTCGGTCTTCTTCCTCGTTTGCATCACTGCAAACGATAGGGAGGTTTATCTCGGCGAGATAATCGTCAAAGATGTCCGCAGTATAAGCGGCGAGCAAGCGAATATTGGTATTCATGATTTTTCCCTCACTTTCTTTCATTTCCTGCCACAAGCATCATCCCGCAGCATTTGTTCAAGCAGATGACACTGACCACGAGCAGCGCGAAATTGTGCAGCGTGAAGGACTGTGCCAGAGCACTGATGCTCAGGAAGATGAAGAGAACAAACAGGACGGCCAAGGTTTTGAGGATGACATAGATGATTTTGTTCACGGTGATGCTCCTTTTCTTGCTCCGGTTATCGAAGCATATCAACGATTTTTCCGACCAACTCATCATTGGTCACGAACTGGTTGCGGCCCTTGGCACCGAGCGATACAGAGGAGTAATCCTTCATATCGGCGGCATAGCGAACCATATTCTTATCGGCAATCGGCTGATAGCAGGACCGCTCGGTGGTTACATACACGCATTTTCCGTTCAGGATATTCATGATGTGTCCGTAGCAACCCGTCTGTTTGCCGTTGCGCTGCATGTTGTGCAGGGTATGCGTCAGCATCAGACCGTCGTTCTCCTTCTCAGCACAGGAGAGCATGGACAGTAGTTTTCGGGTCTTATACGCAGTGTTCGTCATGGTAGATTACCTCATTTCTTTAGAAATACTTGTAAGCAGCGTTCAGCCGCTTGTTGTAGAGTTGTAAGGTGGTCAGATTCCCGCAATAGACCTTGCTGGACGAGATAGGAACATTCACCCCGGCTTCCATGTGCGAGAAGAACATCGCAAGACAATCCTCAACGCTGTTACTCGTGGTGAGTGTCTCGTATACCGGATACGAGTACCTCGCTGCCTGACTGTAGGTGGTATTGAGTTCGTGGACAAAGAATTGGACCTGACCGGATACGGAACTTGCATCCAGACCCGAGGCATAGCACCAGTTCAAGAGATTCGTCTTACGACCGTGCGTCCATTGCAGAAGCCCATAGCCTCCGTCGTTCGGATTCTCGGCAGTAACACGAAGCCCGCTCTCCATAGCCATACACCCCATCACAGCAGCAGTACCGGCCTTGGAAAGACCCACATCCCGCAATGCTGTGTAGATGGCGTACTCATTGTCAGAAAGGTTCTGAGGAATCGTGTTCGTCACAGGTTCTTCTGCAGGTTCCACCGCAGTCTCTGCCGTCTCTACAGAGGGCTCAGATTCAGGCTCCGTCTCAGTCGTTTCCGGTTCAGGTACAGGCAGTACCGGCGCGAAAGGCGGCTGAGCGTTGAGCTCCCGAAGATGGACCTCCAACGGCGTGACATACTCGATATCGGAATCGTCAGCTGTCTTTACCAGCGCAGCATACGCAGGCGTCGAGAAAAAGCAGGCTATGCAGCCGATAATGGTGATAACGCTGAGCATGAAGGCGATGGTCCCGGCATAGAATTTCAATTTGTCGTTCATTGTAATTACTCCTTCAAATAAAGTTCCCGCCGACAATAACTGTCTGGCAGGATGTGATAGATGTTCGGTTGTTGGAAAAACTTCATGCTTCACGAACTACGATGGCGGTATATCCTCTGTTGGCAAGATACCGATACGCTGCATCATAGGCGTCGCTGAGCGTTGGGGCTTTAACATACCCGATAAAATCGGAGCAGATAACCATGCCGGAAAAACCTGGGTTACCGGCATAGATGGCGAAGCGGGTGTTTTTCGGAGTAAAATGTTTGAAAATAGACATAGCGGACCTCCTTATCAGTCGCTGTTAAAATGGGTGGATGACGGATTCCTGAAAACAAAAAAGGCAGGCCCATCGTGAAGATGAGTCTGCCTTGAATGAGAACAGAATTATGAATTGTACGAGCACTTTGCGTGCCAAGTAGATGTTATCTGTCGTACAACTTTTATATTATGGAATTCGCAAGGATACGCAAGAGCTTTTGATGTGCTTCTTTTTCAGGCTTCGTTAAGCCATTTCTGAGTGATATCCATGATTTGATTCTGAAATTCCGGGTCCGGCAAGGTTTTGCTGTCTGCCCAAATTGAGTTACGGACGATTGGGTAATTGTATACAATGCCGTCAACGATATAGGGCCAAAGCACCACTTCGCCGCCCACAAGCCAAAGTTTCTGGATTTTGACGGGTTTTTCGTATCTCGTGAGCCAGCATTCGCTGGTCACTACGGAATCCGCTACGTATTTCTGCGTTCCTTCTTCGGTCAAGAGATTCGGGTCATCGTCCTTGATGTTGTACATCCGTACAATGAACGGCAAGGGCATGTCCTTAGAATATTTCTTGTTCTCCCGCAGTTCAGCGAGCAGGAACTTCGAGACGAAATGCGCGATACCGATGCTAGTCAGGCAGTCGTCGAGGGTATGCCCAAGACAAATCCTTGGAATTTCCTGGTCCTCCCCTTTCATCCGATTCGTTGGTATCTGCGGAACAACATCGTCCGGCAGGTATCCGGTATCTGCCATGATGTGATAAAGAATCATTGATGCTTCCTCCTGAAATAAAAAATAGCAGGCCCTCAAGAATCGAGAGTCTGCTTTGTTTGCACGATGAATCGTTCGTTCGACCTTGCTCCTATCGTGCGGTTGATATTTTGCTGAGTTTGCACATGCAGCCCCAACAGGCATCGTTCAGAACGTCTTGTCGTTGGGAACTTGCAGATACATCCAGGACTGTGGTGCTCGCTTAACGCCAAGCTCTCGCAGTGACATATCCATAGATTGGATGTCAGAGACGTTCCAACCATATAGAGTGCCAGACTTATTGCCGTATGCAATCAGCTCGTTTGCGGTAAGGCAGCTATCCTTGACGAATCGAGCGGTCTTTTCGGCCACTTTTGTGCCGATAGCGTACGCCGGGAGTTCACGCAGACAGTCGAGCGTATCGATGTCCCGGCAAACAAATGCAGCAGTTACTTTTCCGGCACCACCATCAGCTTTCGTCTCGTAGCAGAACACCACAAAAGGATAGCTGATTTCCCACGGCATGGTTTTTCGGACCTCAATGGTCTTTTCTCCGCTCAGAATCTTTTCAAGCCATTGCTTTTTGATGCTGAGAAGAACCGCTTTGTTCGAGTTGATTTCAAGGGCTTTATTAGTATTTGAATTAAGCATTGTCATGCTCCTTTCACGCTTCTTACGATTGCCACATCGGCTTCATTTTTGCTGTTGGCAAGAACCAGAGTAGGCTCAATCCAACGAACTTCTAGGCGGTTGCGTCCCTCACCGACCCAATAATGATGCCAGTGAGCGCGGCGCACATGAGGGCGAACGCTGTGACTGCTGCCACAATGGGAAAAGCTTTCGGCACAGGTTGCATTAGCAGAACGCATTTGCTGCTCGAAGCTTTTCCCGATAACGTAACCGACATCAAAAACAAAAATAACGGCAGAACAGCAATGCTGCCCTACCGCATGAGTAATGGGTTGTGATTCATTTGTTTTTTTGGAACGTTACCATTTATGGAACGGGTTCAAAAGTCCGGGACGGTATTCGTTATCGACATACATCTTGATGTCGTTATCGTCCAGGGCATCCAAAATGTTCATCCAGCATTCCGCTTCGACGCGCATTTCACCGTCCATTTTCAAGGCCCTGTCGCACTGAACTAAGTCTGCGCGAAAAGAGTTCACATAGAAGCAATCTTTTGCGGCAGCTGCGAACCTGGTGAAGCTGTTTTTGGTATTCGTCATGGTATTCATCCTTTCTAAAATAATTTTGTTTCTAATCAATACATACAAAAAAGAAGCAGGCCCTCAAAAGAGAGTCTGCTTACAAGCATGACAGATTGTTAATGTTCAGTTAGGAGGTAAGTGATGGTATCTGTTATGCAATTATTATTTTAGGCGGTTCGCACATTCGTGCAAGTGGCTTTTTAACTTCGTTTGTTTTTGGTAGAAGCACTGTTCCAACCCTTAGATTTGTGCTTTTCAGAGCTGTCGCCTTTGAACATTTCGGATACTTTGCTGCCATCGTCTTCCGCATGAGCAATATATTCAGCCGCAAGAATTTCATACTGTGCGCGGGAAATCCCGGTTTGCTCTGTAAAATTTATGAATTCATGTTCAAACGCCAAACTGAGTGTTATTAAGACGCGATTGGTCAGCTCTTGTCGAAATTCATCAACGGTGCCATCAAATTTTATTGTGCTGTCGTCCTCATCACCATCTGTGAAATCATCAGCCGCAGCATTGACGGCGTCGCCAAAGAAAGTGGTCATCTCGTATGCCATATCCACAGGGCTAATATTCGGGATACCATTCTCATCTTTTTCGTTCACCTTAACCTGGAGTAGCTCTTGTATGATGCTGTAGCGCATCAGAAGCACTGACATTGTTGATGTTGGCTCGAAATTTTCAATTTCTTTTTCAAGAATTTTTTGCTTGTTTGCGACAATTTTGTAGTTTGCTTTCATGTGAAACTCCTTTAAGCGCCTAAAACCCGTCTAACGGTAGCAACCGGAACCTCACGTTTCCCTTCCGGCAGTACAAAAGTCGGCTCTATCCAGCGGACTTCCAGGCGTGTCCGGCCTTCTCCGACCCAATAATGATGCCAATGAGCACGGCGGACATGAGGTCTGACCGTACGGCCCGTGCCAGTTGCCGTAGATTTCTGATATTCTGTACCGGAAGCCAGCTGCTTTTCATAGCTCTTTCCGAAGACAAAGCCGACATTGTAGGTCTTGACGTTTACTCTTTTAGGAGCTGCGCCAGATTTGGAAACGAGGATGGGCCGCTTCTCTTTCGGAATTTTAATTTCTTTGATTTCTGCGTTTTTAGATGCAAGGTAATAGGCTGCAGAGACCGCGATACGAAGATATGGCTCGATACCGGCGTTGAACTCCCGCTGCTTTTGCAGCTCATCCTCGCTGAGAACGGCACCCGGTACGTTTGAAATCGTGGCGTCATTGACGGTCGCGGAATCCGTTCCGTTCTGAAAAGCCTGCTCACGTGCATCGTTGTTGCGCCGGTAGGACTCAATCAGCTTCTTACCGTTGAGACACCACTGCATGCACTGGCAAAGTTCGATATTGTCAAAGTTTGGATTTGCCTTAAAAGGAACAATCAGAAAGAGCGTATCCACATCGTTCGGCCCATGGGAAGCGTCGAATTCAATGTGTACGAACATCGCATCATGATGGGAACCAGCAGGAAGATTCATGACAAAGTCCCGATATGGCAGCCGCATCATGATATCGGAATAAATCGGTGCGTCCTCAGTCTCAGCCAATGTTCTGAGAAATTCCGGAGCAAAATTGTACACGGTTTTTGCTGCACGCCAATAGTTTGCGACGTATGCCATCGAAAATTGTGCGGCAAGTTCCCCATCCATTGCATCTGCTGCAATCTGACCATTTTGGATAAGGCGGTGCCCAAGCGGAATAAATTCACTTACATAGTAGTCATAGCCTTTATCCAGCAGCTTGTTGGCCCCTGAATTTATTAGAAACTGACTACTCTGCTCAGCGTACCAGAGAGCGCTGTTTACGATGATATTATCCACAATGCCACCTCACTGCCAGCACAATTTTATTGTCCCGTCAACAAAGAGAATCTGGCTGTACTCCTCACCGTCAAGAACGATGCAGCGGTCCTCGCCGTGTTTGTGAGCGCCGGTACAATACACAGTTTTGTTATTGATAGCCGGGATGGACGGTGCCTTTGCCAAAACCAGCTGACCGCGCATGGCGCAGATGTCAAGAAAAGAAATGATGTGGTCGCCCACCCTGGAAACCTCCAATCCTGTTTACAGTGCTTTGATTTGGAAAGAACCCTCGACATGCGGCAGCGGCTCGTCGGTGACTTTCAGAACGGAGCTATCTCGGCTCTCTGTCACATATCGAATAGCTTTAAGAATTTCGTATGCCAGCTTGCTGTTGTAGGCAAGCTCAGAATTTGAAATGCCAAAGTTCCCGTTCCAGCCAATGCCCATCTTTTTAAGCTGCGGAATCAGAAGGTCACGGGCTTCGATGACGCCTGTTCCGTTCCAGCGTGCATCATGATACGCCTGAAAGTGCTGTTCATCGTTACCAGAAATATCGAGGGCTTCATAAATGACACCAAATTGACCCATTAGAATGCGAGAGTATGTATCCAACGCATTGGCAACGACTTTCCAGGAAGGAGTATCTAAGCCGATACTGTATTTATACGGAGCATCCTTTTCCGGCAGTTCCCGTGCATGATGCAGCATATCTTCCAGTATTTCGCTGCACTTGTCGGAATAGCTTTTAACAGGAGCCGTTACGTTGATAGCCGTCAGAGTAGCACAAGCACTTGCAATGTCTGCCTCGCTTGCTCCATAAGCCTCTCCAACCTCTTTGCAGATAGAGGAAAAATCGTTGCTATAAAACGTTATCATGATGGCAAGAGCGTGCAGAATGAATAAGTACTGCTTGCTTGTAAAATCAATGTACATACGGCGAAAATCCTTTCATTTTCTACCCTTTCATTATACCGCGATTCGCAATTTCTCACAATGGAAAGCATCAAATGGTAACAGTTTATACATATTTTTACAAGCAAAAAAGCCGCCTCCTTATGGAACGAAGTCAGCCAGTCGGAACAATGCATCGGAATAATATCAAGGTATTTTCGATATTGTTCCGAACAGATAAATCAGTGATAAATGAAGATGCTTTTGGTTCCTGGATAGTTTCATTGTTTTGCTGTATGATTAGAGTATAACAATTATAATGATACGAAAGAGATTAAATGCGGCGAGGTACAATCAAAATGGACGCGACAATACAGACGGTTCTCCGGCTCTTTGAGCAAGGCATTCCCAGAAGAACCATTGCCAAACGTGCAGGCATCTCATTGCAGAAGGTGCGCAAAATATTGATTACTGCCGGTGCCTGGTCAGATGAAACATCAGAAAAAATCGGGAAGATGCGTTCGAGCGGTATGTCTGTTCCGGAAATTGCAGAAGAAATGGGCATGAAAACCAATACCGTTTGGAGCTATTTGCCATATAGCAAGGGCATGTACAATCAGGAATACCCGACCATTAACGCCATTCGGGTCCGAAATTCGAAGCGAAAAGCAAAAGAAAAAGCCCTCACCTGCACGGATACCGCACAGAATGAGGGCAGTGGCGCTTGCTGAAGGATTCGAACCTTCGGACAGTTTCCCATCGTCGGTTTTCTGGACCGATTCCATTAACCACTCGGACAAGCAAGCAGATGGCGCAGAGGGTGAGATTCGAACTCACATGCCGCGATTTCCGCGACGGCGGCTTAGCGAGCCGCTGCCCTACCGTTAGGCGACCTCTGCATAATGCACCTTTTAACGTAGGTGCGACGTAGTGACCCCTAGCAGACTCGAACTGCTAACTCCACGGTGAAAGCGTGGTGACTTGGACCAATTTGTCGAAGGGGCCATATTGGTGTGTCGGACTGGATTCGAACCAGCGAACCGTAACGGAACAGTTTTACAGACTGCCTGCTTTAACCTCTTGCATACCGACACATGTGGTGCTTCCGGTTGGAATCGAACCAACGGCACGCGGTTCTTCAGACCACTGCTCTACCAGCTGAGCTACAGAAGCACATGGTGACCTGCGCGGGAGTCGAACCCACAACCTTCAGTTTGAGAAACTGACGACTTGACCAATTCGTCGAGCAGGCCATATGATGCCGCATCATGCGGCGGGGATTATGCGATGACTAAGATGTCATCTATCTTGGTATCCAGCATTGCTGCCAATATCACAAGGTTATCAATGGTTGGAAGCGCGGTTCCAGCTTGCCATTTGGCAACCGCCTGTGTGGATACACCGAGGGTATCTGCCACATCTTTCACCTTGATACCTGCTGCTTTTCGCAGCGTCTTAATGTTGGCACCGGTTTTCTGAATATCGATAGTAGGAACGTTCATTTTCTTGCTGCCTTTCTGTATTGCAGGCAACAAAAAAGCTGCCTGCCGAAATCTCGACAAGCAGCTATGACATGCAGTTATCGCTTAGAAGACGCACCGCATCTGTACATGGTCTGTTTTTGCCTGTCGAGGAGTATGAGAAATAAAACTGCGTTCAAAGGACATGAACTCAGAATATTCGTAACTATACTCATACGACATGACATTAACAGTGTTGCACAGCATTTTGGGGTATCTCCTTTCGTTTCGTTCTGATATTATTATACCATGTTTTTGCACATCTGCAATCAACTTGTGGTTTAGTTTTTTGGTCTGTATACTCTCCAAAACAAAAAGCCGCCTCTTATGTGAGGACGGCTTTTCTTATTGTGGCAGGGGTAACACGACTCGAACATGCAACAAGCGGTTTTGGAGACCGCTGCTCTACCACTTGAGCTACACCCCTATATAGATACTCCAGCTGGGAGTCGAACCCAGAGTAAAACGGGACTTAAAGCCGCCGCGTTTGCCAGTTTCGCCACTGGAGCATATGGCGGGTTGTACAGGGTTTGAACCTGCGGCCCACGGATTAACGGTCCGCCGCTCTGCCTACTGAGCTATACACCCACAAAAGTGGCAGATAATGCTCTGCCGGTCATGGTGCGCTCGCGGGAAATCGAATCCCGAACACCCCGATTAAAAGTCGGGTACTCTACCGATTGAGTTACGAGCACTTGTCGCGCATCTTCCGTGCCTTGCTTATGGGAACACAGCTTTGAGGAATCTCACTTCCGATGCGCATGAAAGTGAGCGTTGGCCGAGAATGGTCGAGTCGAACAACCGTTGTCAGGGTGAAAGCCTGATGCCTTACCGTTTGGCGAATCCTCGAATATACATTATGTATAATAGCATACACTTTAATAAGCCTGGCTGGAATTCACTCCAGCGGCATTAGAGTGACCTGATTCTGATTTTCTGCATCAAAAAAGCACCCATCAGGCGTTGTGCGTCTGACAGGTGCTCATATCGTGCAGAGTATGGAAAACAACCGATACTTGGATGATTTTATTCAACCATCACTGCACTATGATTTGCACAAACAGACAACACAAAACAGCCGAAGAGATTCCAATTGCTCCACAGCTTTTGCAATTTATTCTGTTTGTTCATCATAGCAGCAAACATCGTGCAATTTTCCTTTCATCAAATTCAGTGTCTATATTATACAATGTGTAGAATGCAAAGTCAAGGCTTTTCGTAAAAATAATGGCAGGCCCGCACTCATTGTTTGACCGGTCTCCAAGCAGCAATCCGCGCTATTGCATTCGAGAACGGTATGTCCTCACACGAACACAACTCGCTTAAAGCCTCAGCCATCCTGGACTCATAGTCAGCCAAAGCCAGGTCGATGGGCACCTTGATTTCAGCAGAACCATTCGTTGTTTCCAGAACGGGAGTCCTCGTGCTTTTCCTTTTGACGCTCCAGTTGTTTGCCAGCAAGTAGTCGTACAGTGCATACGGATTAACTGCGCTTATACCTTCTCTCGATGACAGCATCGTATATGCCCGCTTGTATTTTCTGGTTCTTTCCAAGTCCCTTTCAGTTGGAGTGTGAGGGAGCCTGGTTAAGTCCATATTGCTGCGCAGGTCCGAGAGCTTTACTTTGACAGCAATCGAATTTTGCTGAATATACCAAAGATATTCAGCATACGATATACCCTTGCTATGGGTCAACGTACTCACAGCGTCAGCAACCTCTTTTGGAAACCCCGTTCTGATGTCTTCTATTGTGACGGACGTATCTTCGACCGCATCATGCAGAAATGCCACAGCCTCGGCTATTGGGTCACCTTTTACGCCTTCTGCTACAACCGTAACGTGCGCTTTGAAGTAGTTCTTCCCCGCCTTGTCTTTTTGCCCGGCATGAGCCTTAACAGCCCAAGCTCTGGCTTTGGCAACCATCTCAATGTCAGACTGTTTTGTCATGGCGTTTCCTCTTAATCTGCTTTTTCTCTAGTATACATAACCCTATTCGATATAGCAATCTGTTGCCTTGTGTTGCTCACAAAAACAAAAAGCCGGGAAACCCCGGCAAAAATTTGGCGGTCAGAGTGGGATTTGAACCCACGGACGTTTGCGGCGTCGCTGGTTTTCAAGACCAGTTCCTTAAATCATAAGATTTGTGCGTAGGGTACACCGTCTATAGTCGTCTGCGACTTAGGCGGCGAGGAATGCATTGACCAAGAGTATTTTTGAGGTACACTTAGCAAGTGCAAATATTCTGCGTTTTCTTTCTTTGGGGTTTAAGATACTTTAGCCCACGCAGAATGCATGGGGGTTGACGTTTTAACAATTTTAAGCTTTTTTAAGCTGGCAGATTTCTTGCCGTTTAAGGCGGCCACTTTGAATTCCACTCTTACGTTGCCTTTTTTATTAGTATGAGTACCATGTACGATAAGGGTTTCTCCGTTGAGAGAAACCAAATCGCCGGAATTGAGGGCCACCTTTTTGCGGCGTAGAGCACGGTAGCCTTTACGAATCCTCTTTCCACGGTACTTGTGCAAGTTCTCAGAATCCTTTTTATGGCTGCGGCTAATTCT